TGTACTCGCCAGAGCCACCTTCTTTTAATGACCGAATAAAAAATGGTTCAATCTTCGGCCATACAATGTTTACTGACTCTAAAGATACTGGCTGTATTTTCATGCTGGCAAATATTTATCTGCCTTAGAATTAACTGCAACCTTACCCTTACCCATTGTTCTGCTGCGCGCTTTCTGGACTCGATCCATCATAGCGTAAAGACGTTTAGCACCCGCTTCAGTTGAGCCATTACCCAGTTCTGAAACGATCCGGGCTGGTACAACGAACTCTCCGTCAGCAAGACGAGCAGGCTGACGATCACCAATACTAGCTGGAATAGAATCACTAACACCATCACCAGGGCCTCTCAGCAAACGACCACCGTCAGAATAGCCGCCAAGACTGTACGCATTAATATCGCCGCCGCCGGCATAACCACCTTGCTCAGCTAACTTCTTGTTCATCATGGCATAGAAGTCTGGAGTTTGATCTCGCGGCTTGTTAGGCGCTAGTCCAAGTTTTTGCTCAGGCGTTTGATACGCTGGCGCGCCTTCAATAGTAGCCCTGTTAGGCACAAATGCTTCGCCGGCAGTCTTAACTTCTGCATACGTAGGGTCATGGCCAAGTTGCTTCTTAATATCGTCATACGACAACCTGTTGCCGGTGTAGCTAATTGGCGCGACAAAAGGAGTGGTTAACTTCTTCTTGTACTCTTCCGATTGCCTTAATTGCTGCTCAACCTCTGCTGGCGTTAAGTTCTGTCCCGAGTAGTAATCAAGGCCGCCTACATCTGGCGTGCGCCCAAATACTTTATCGTATACGTTTGCAATTTGTGTTGGGTTTGCGTAAGTAGCTTGTTTGGCCTCTTCCGCCAAACGTGTTTTTATCGGAGCGTATTCCTCCGAGCTTTGCATGAACCCAGTAATTTGCTCTGGCGTGTAGCCTTTCCCCAAATAAGACTCGATCCCGCTAGTATCCGCAGCGCGCCCAAAATTCTGCTGGTACAAAGCTTCTAAGCCCTCTTGAGTTGTAACGGGCGCAGAGGCCGTAGCTATGGTTGCGGGCGCCTTGAGTGTTATACCCGCAGCTTTGGCCGACTTAATTGCTTCTGGATCGTTAGCGTTAGCAGGGTTCATGTACCACATTTGTGGTTGGCCTGCGGCATTAAAATATTGCCCGTAAGGGCCAATATACCCGCCAGATGCGTCTACTGGCTGGCCGGTTGGGCTAAGCTTGCCTTCGTTAGTAGAAGCTGCAACAGGATTTTTTAGCTTGTACTGATTGTTGCCCAAGTATTCGTATTGCGGCAATTCACCGCCATCTGCAAAAGAAGCAATGCCACCACCAGCAAATCCTGGCGTAGTCATCGTATTACCGGGTTGGGCAATGATATTTTGTTGCGGCTGTTGCGGCTGCATACCCATGTATATAGGCTGTTGTTGCGGCAACGGTCTACCACTATCCATGCTTACAGCATCTTGGGTCATTGTCTCATCAACATACCCGCCTGCTGCCATTCCCATCATGCCGCCAGATGCTGCATACTCTGGTCCCGGCGCCTCATAGGGCGTAAGAGCCGTGTACACATCATTAAAATATTGGCGCTCAGCAGAAGAGCTAGGGCCAACATCTTTATCAACAACACGTTGACGGTCTAAGGTATAAGGACGAATCAAGGATTTCTTTTTAGTTGGCGGGGAAGGCTTTTCATTTAGCGCGCCTAACAAAGTATACCCAGCAGCCATACCGGAATAAGGAGAATCCTTTTCCATCGCGCCGTATAAATCCTTAAAGCCTTGAAGGCCGTTAGATGTAGATGCTTTTAATCCTGCTAATGTAGGATTTCTCTGTGCTAATAATTGATCTGACGGGGTATATCCCAACTGATTAGTTGGCGCACTTCCAATTTGCACAGGGGGCGGCATACGCGGCTGAAAAGCGGCTGACTCACCTGCACGGGCAAGTGTTGGCGGTGCAACAACTTGCGGTTGCGCGACTGCCCTTAATGCGGTTTGTGGGGGCGGGGCAAGATTACTTGTTAACGACGGGGTGCCAATTGGTACGCCACTTAAACGGTTTATTACGCCAGAGTTTGCTAATGATGCGGGTGAAAGACCAGCAAACCCGCCCGCCGTTGTCATTCCTGGAGCAGCAGTTGCAGCCGCAAGTGGAGATGCTGTGATGTTAGGGATCATAGATGGGAATGTAGAAGACGCCGCCCCTGGTAATGCCGCGCTTAATGTGCTTGTTGCCGGGGCCGCAGCGCCCGCCGCCGAACCTATGGCACTCAACCCACCACCCAGACCTGCGCCGCCATAAGCACCCAAGCCAGCCATAATACCTTTGCTCAGACTGCCAGTAGCCAGTGTACCTACTGCCGCCGTAGCTAAGCCTGCTTGCATAGCAGTCAATCCCACGCCAGCAGGTCCCAGAGCAAAACCAGCAATCATCGGCAACAGAGAAGATAAGAACCCAGCTTCCGGCAGCCCAGTCTTAGGGTTAATAGTCAGAGATCCACCATGCGCCAGCGCTAGAGATTGCAACCCTTGCACCTCGCCAGGCGTCATATGCACCAGCATAGAATCTTGACCGCGACCGGCGCCCTGCATATGTTGCGCTATATTATGGAGGCTCATAGTAGACCTTTATCTTTAAATATTATGGAGTAACAGTACCGACTGCGCCAACACTGCTTACACCAGTTAAACTTAGCGTTATTGTTCCGCCAACAGTACCGACTGCGCCAACACTGCCCACGCCAGATAAATCAGCGCCTCTTGTTGTAGTTCCTACAAAACAAGCGGCATTTACCCCTGTTAATCCCGCAACTATAACAGGCGCTGTTAATATTTTTAATACATTCCCAGCGGTTCTATCATAGTACACATCACCTACCCGCAAACTGCCAGCAGCAACATCGTCTTCCGTAGGAAAACTAACTACCCTTTGGTTACTCTGATCTACTTGGCTAAAATTTAATGCTGCAATAACCGTAGACGGCGGTGTTCTTTGTGTTGACCCGGCACTTGCCCCTGGGTTATCTAGCTGCGAAAAGTACAGCCGCAAGATATTATTAAGCTGATCCTGATACTGATGGCTATATTCTAGCGGGGCTAGTGGTAACGCGGGAGCTTTTGTGGTGCCAGTAGACACGCCTATCTCCTGCCGTCAGGACGAATGTCTATCCGAGGTGCGCCCAACTGCCAATTAGTACCCGCTTCAGTTGACTCAATCTTAAAGATCATCTGCCGCCCGCGTACTCGCGTGTATATCTGTCCCGTAAATTCTTCCGTAATGTTGTACGTAGTTGACCGCGTAACAGGCGCGCTGCCTGGGTTCCCCGTGCCAGAACCTGAGTTCTGCATTGGATACAGCGTCATCGTTACTTGCGCCGCGTCAGCAGTTGACCCCGCAAAAGTTAAGTCAGGGATAATACGATATACAAATCCAAAGTTATGCCCATCACCAATATCAAACTCGGACGAGCTAATGTACGCATTAATCGCTACAGGAGTATTTGTCTCTTGGTCATCAATACCATCTTCTTGGTTAACCAGTCTATTGCTGTAAGTTGCAGCAATAGGGAATGGTTGTAGGCCAGAATCTAGCCAAGCAGAACGATCCATCGTGCCGTAATACCATGTCTTTTCAAGGTAGTTGTACACTACGTAGCGGTCACAAGTTGTGCTATTAAGAGAACAATAGAACCACCATATTTCATTAAATGCCTCGCTAGTGCTGCCATATATTTGTTGGCGCTGCGAAATATTCAAATCTTGGAATACATACCGACGCAAGTCACAGCTAAGTGTCTGCACTCGGCCATCGTACATGTAGAATTTATCAATACCCATCCAATACGTAACGCCAGATGCCAAAGTCACCGCGTTAGGTCCTGCAACAGAAATGTTGTCCCCTAGCAGTTCTGTCTTCCAAACAAACGGCGGCCCAAGGTACTGTAATGAGTAAATTGCCTGATCGGTTAGCACCACAATCTCTTGGCGCGACTGAAGCACCGTGATAATTTCAGAGCCATGTGATAGCCGGATGCTGCCTGCTTGGTTGGTAATGGAAGGCGACCAAACAAACGGATTCTCTTGGTCAGACCACCGAATAAGCATTGGGTCCAATACATCCGAACCATAGTCATTTGTGCCAAACACCAGCAAGAACCTTGATGCGTCAGATACGATTAACGTATTTTGGAATATCGGGCAGTCTGCATCACTAAGCAAAGTTAGGTCAATACCGCGTTGGGATACAAAGTAAAGTCCAGATGCTGACCCTGTGGTTGTTGTAATGGGCGCGCCGCCAACAGCAGTAGCAAGGCTAAATGTATTGCCTGTTGAACTAACAACAAAGTACACAGTTCCAACTGATAGGCCGCCGGGTAATGCGCCGGTAGTAGTTAAGGCAATGCCTGTACCATTAGCAATAGAATACCCAGCAGGCAACGTAACTACGCCAGGGGCGGCAATACTAATGGTTGATTGAAGTGGGCTAACGCCTACACTAGCTTTCCAATAATAGACCCCGCCACCGCGAGGACCATATACAAGGTCTTCGCCAAAATTATAGTGACTCCATATCCGCAGGGAAGTAGCCGTAGATTCACCAACGCCCCATGTTCCGCCGCCCCAAGGGCCAGCGCCCCAGCCAACTAACGGAACTTGTGTCTCTGGCCCTGTATTAACTTGATATTGCGTAACCACTGTTCCGCCACCAGGAGAGCCAGATACATCTGTAGCATTTGCAGTGGTGGATACCGTGATTGTGTATGTGTTTACGTCAATAACAGTAACTTGAAACTCACCCGTTAAAACGGCCGCAGTAATATTCCCGCCAAGCCCAACAATACCCGCGCCGCTATAAGTAACAAAATCGTTAGTAATACATCCATGTGCAGTATCCGCAACGGCGATAACCGCAGAACCATTGGTGGCAGTAAATGGGTTGGTAAGCGTTACCGTTTCACGGATAGGCGTAACATCATAAAAATAATTACCTTGGTTAAGGTAATACTTTAAGTTTGTTCCTGTGCCGATTAGATTTTGCCCAGCAAGGGTAATCCAGTTCCATAAGGCTCGACATACACCAAGGAATGTATCAATACTATAGCGCGTCCAACCGCCAATCTTCTCAGGATTGCCCTGACGAAAGCGAATCTTGTCGCACTCGTACCAACCGCCCTCAGTGGTGTACCGCGTGTTCTCGCGGTTAACGCCAGGCTTAAATACTATTTTTGATAATGGCATTATTTACCCACTCAGGTACATTGCGCGTTCGTCTTTACGGCGGTTTTCTAGCCCCTTTTGGACTACACCACCTGCCATTCTATATAGCAGAAAAGCATCACTAGCGCCATCAAAATCGCCACGGTTGTGTCTAGCGCGGATCGACGAACTTTGCAATCGGCCTAGTCCTGCATTAAATGCAAAACTGACAAGGCTGTTATACCGCCCTTGAGTAAGCCCATTAGGGCAAAGACGTAGAACGCCTCGCTCAAACCGGCGGAGATCATACGCAAGAATCTCATCCACTTCGGCATTTGTTAGCCCCCTGTCCCACTCTGTTGGGCACTTTAATAAGCCCGCAGCTTTAGCTTCTTTGCGTTGGGTAAGCGTCATTTCCAGATGCGCTTTCGGCGCTATCAGATGCCCAACCCCCGTTGTCCACAACAGCACGCTATCCAAGTAAGGCTTCTTCCTTACCCCCTCGTGGTATTTAAGCTCGTGTAGGGCGGTAAATTTCATTTTTTGCTAAAGGCTTGTGTCCCGAACCAAAACGAAATTACAGATGCCCAAATAATCTGCGTATCGTCATCCCAGACCGCTTCGATCATGACGTTAAACGGCACGTTGGTAGTCCACGCGTACCAAACGCCAGCAATATCAATGATTACAAGCAGGAAGAAAAGTCCATACGTAATGGTAGGCCGCACCATAGCGCGGAGGTTAATTACCCACTGGGACGCGCCTTTGCCGATCTCAATATCATGGGCATAGAGGGCTTGCCGTTCAGTTGTCTGTGCTTGAATACTGATCTGCTCGGTACGAATTTCCTCGATATGCTCTTGGGACTGAAAGCCCGCCTTCTGCATCTCAAGTTGAGATTGCACCTGTATCTGCGCCAAGGCCAGTTCGTGCTTCTTGTCTTGTTTGTCTTGGAAGAAATCCAGTAACTTTGGTAGGCCACCAGACAGGAAAGAAATTAGTGTTGTAAATAGCGTCATCATTATTCGTCACCCCCGTGCTTAAACATCCACCACACTGCATACATAATAAAACTGCTAATTGACACGCCCACAACGACCGCAAGCCACTCTTGAATGTTCTGAATTCGCTGCTCTTTCTTGCGTTTGATGGCGTATGCGTTTAGCCGAAGCTGCCGGGCTTCTTCCTCAAGGGCATTCTTGCGCTCTTGGATAATAGCGTCCCGCCGTTGGCACATCTCTTCGTACAGGCCAGACTCGTTACCGCTGCCGTAGATCAGAGCCTCACGTAGCTCCACTTCCATCTTGAACATCTGGCGCGACGCAAACATAGCGTCAAGTGCCTCGGCAGTAGCATCTTTTTGTGCTGGCTTACCTAGCTTCTGGTCATGCTCCTGCTGTATTACCGCAGCCTGAATCTCACCCTGTGCCGTGAAGAAGGCACTAATGTCGTGATAACACTCCTGCACTTCCTTACCAAGCGCAATGGCTTCCTTCACCCCAGCAACAGCCGCTTTGGCTACTGCAAACGCCGCACCGATTGTGATAGGGTCCATACATTAGTTACTCCGGTTGCACAGGCCAAGTAATCGTCCAAGGGAAACCCTCTTGTGCCGTTACATCACGCAAAGCCTGACGATACGTTGCCCACACAGCTTGATCTACAGGAGCGTCTGCTACCTGTGTCCAATCAGATTCTTTTAACTTTTCGTTGCGGCTTGCGCGTACAGACTTAGCTTGCGCTGTAGTTTTTGCGGTTTGTTCTTCTGTATTTAATGGATTAATTGTCCACCCCAACACCCATACATTGTCAATTAATTTTGGTACAGCGTCCTGAAAAATATTTTGTGTTTGCGTATTATAAATAGGCGGCGCACTTTCTGTAATACGTACTAATTTATTCCCGGACAAATTTGCATCCGTCCCAGCATACATAGACAACAAATCTTCTTGAGAAAATTTTGTGTGCGGATTATTTTTAAGTAAAGTGTCATAGTTATATGGAAATTCTACTAAAACATTGTCTTTTATTTCTGCGAACATATTTGTTCTCCAATCGTAATGGTTGACGTTTCTTTGTCTACCGTGATAAATCCTTCACAGCAGATACTCCAATCTTCACCCGTTTTTGCGCCCCATGATGGCACGTTGATTTGAACATTTTTTACAACATATTCTTTGTCGTTATCAAAAATACGCCATACATGGTCAACAGACCCACGCCCTGTTTGTCCACGGCTTTTGTTATAACGCACACAAATCATACAATTTCTACATCAGGGATAAGAGCATCTTCAACACAAACATTGAAATGAATAAACTGAAACGGCTCATCAGATTCATGCCTTGTAAACCCATGCGGCAACCAAGAATTAAAAAACATAAAGTCGCCCGCTTTAACTTCTAACATTATTTGTTCTGACGCAAATGTAACTTCTTCTTGATTAATTTGGCGCATTGAAATTTGTTTCTTGCCGGGCCTTGGGTCAAACACTATTGGCACACTTCCATTAACAGGTGTATTAACAAAATAAAACCCAGTAATTTGTGCGTTATTATTGTGTATGTGTTCCATGTGTTGCCCAGTACGCATAAACTCTTGCCCCCATAATTCAGAAACCCTTGTTTGTTTATTGTCCATGTTATAGCCTTGATCGGACAACATACCAAAACTAGTATTTGCTATTGTGGTAAACAAAGCATCCAGTTTATCGTCAAACATTGATTCACTTTGGCAAACATTCCATTGGTTTGGTTTTACCCGCGCAATATATTCGGCCAACACTTCTTTAACAGTTTTTAAATGTTCTGGTTGCGAAAATCGCAAAACAGACGATGGGAAAATTAAATCAACCATTGATAAGCATCTTGTTAGTGGTTAATAAATCCATCTTGTTTTTACTGGTGCTTATTTGTTGAACCACATTTTCAATAAATGGGACAAGCTCAGTTTTAAAATCTGGATGGTTTCGCATTGCATTTAACTGATCTTCTGGAATTGTCCCTTTAGACAACAAATAATTTTCTGTTCTTTGTTTAAATTCCAGAAGCCATTCTTCTCTTTGCGCCGCTTGTGATGCCTCTAAAACTGAAAGATGCGCATATTTTCTTTGCGGCTCCAGTTCAGCCATAATTAATTCAATTGTTGCTATCTCTTGTTCTGCGCCAAGAATAGCTATCTCTAACAACCCATTGCCGCTTTCCCACTCAATCAAATCTGCTTGGGCGTTAAGTTGTTTTACACAGTCTTCTGACTTTAACGCCTCGTCAATTTCAACGCGTTTTGCTTTACGTCTAAATACTCTAGCTTTTGTACTTTCTAATTTTATTTGTATGTCTAATTTTTGTTCATACATTAAACACCAAGCAATATCTGCTGTATGGCAACTATTTGCCATAAAGTATTTAAGTTGAAAATCTGAATTATTTCTATGTGGAGATGAGTGCATATTATGTATTTACGCAAGTTGCCCAAGATGCCGCTGATCCTGCATTATTGAGGTTACTTGCCGCACCAACTCCAGATGCAGTAGACGTGCAACAAGCATAAGTGTATTTATCTCTAGTAGCTCCTGATCCACAGCAACTAGCTATGCCTATTGCAAATATTCCTCTAGTGCTATTTCCTGCGGCAGAGCCAAGAGCACTCCCGTAAGTTGATACGGCTACTCCGCTGGCAGTAGAGGTACAACAAGCATAAGTATATTTATTTCTGGTATTTCGCCCAATACCTGTACATGGATTTCTCCCTAGTGCAAATATTCCTCTGGTGCTATTTCCTGCGGCAGAGCCAACTATACCGGTCGCACTTGCCGATGCTACTCCGCTGGCAGTAGAGGTACAAGAAGCATAAGTATATTTATTTCTGGTAGTAGTAGCACCGCAGCCACAACCTAATGTAAATATTCCTCTAGTGCTATTTCCTGCGGCCGAACCTCTTTGAGAAGCAACACTTGCCGCTGCTACGCAACAGGCGGTTGAGGTACAACTTGCATACGTATATTTATTTCTGGTAGTAAGACGAACAAAAGCTCCTGATCCGCAGCAATAACGAGCGCCTAATGCAAATATTCCTCTAGTATTATTTCCTGCGGCAGCACCTCTTTCGGCAGGAATGCTTGCCGTACCAACTCCACTAGAAGTTGAAGTGCAACCTGAATAAGTATATTTATCTCTGGTATTAGATGGTATCCCGCTACCCTGAGGCTCCCCTAATGCAAATATTCCTCTAGTATTATTTCCTGCGGCGGATTGAAAACTAGATGCAAAAGACTGCGCTGCAACTCCACATGCAGTTGACGCGCAAGTAGCGTAAGTATATTTATTACGTACTGTTGTATTCCCCCCCCCACCTAGAGCAAATATAGCTTTATTCCCGTCATTTAAACAGCAACCAGCACTAGCAGCAAATAGCCCAAACCCCCTAGCTGATGCCGCGCCTCTTGTTGATATTAGTGACATAGCTAATCCTTAGGCAAACTTGATTTGTGATGCAAATATAGTAAATGCAGCGTTACCTGTTTTTATAATTGTATAACTATACGTATCAACAGAGCTTGCATTACCAGCAGTGGGCGCTGTGCCGCCTTGCCATTTTGGGGTGACAGTGCTTCCATCAACTTGAACTACGTTGTTGTAGTAGGCCGTAGCCCCGTTGGTTACCAAGAAAGCCACAGTCATTGATTGGCCTGTGGTCATCAAAGTATTCAGTGATGTACCAGATGAACCTCTAAAATTAACTGTCCAGTTACCAGAAGCATTAGTGGTGTAGTACAGCACCGACTGAGTGGTAATGTCGTAATTTATCGTGCCTGCTATGGTTGCAACTTCTGCCGCATCGTTTAAAACAATGGCAGTCGCTGATGATGACCCCGTAAAAGTTTGAGTAGCTGTAAAAGTTGTTGCTGTGCCCGGAGCAACATAGTCAGAACCCGCTGTAGCGGCGGACAGTGCAGTTCCGTTACCTTTTAAAACACCTGTAATAGATGTTGATAAAGTCAAAGCCGGAGTTGCACCACCTGAACTTGAGCCAGCAAAACCATTAGTTGAAACTACGCTAACTGCGGTTACGGTGCCTGTCGCCGTGCTAGGCGTGTAGGCTTCCCAAGCTGTTCCACCAGCATTAATACGAATAGATTGACTGGCCGCTGGCGTAACAGCAGTAAATGTATTGGCCGTATTGGCTGCAAAAATTGACGTGGCTGCAATTGACGAGTTTCCTGTGCCGCCGTTGGCTACCGGAAGCGTTCCCGTTACGTTTGTAGCTAGGTTGGTAAATGTTGTAGATGTCGTGCCCGTACCACCATTAGCAATAGGTAATGTGCCACTTACATCAGTAGTTAACACTACAGGGTTACTGACAATCTTAACAAAATCAGAGCCGTTCCATGCTACTAGCGCCCGTGCGCCTGAAGGAATTGTTACGCCTGTCGTCGGACCAGAGCCGCGAACCACAATAGAACCCGTACCTGCATTGATAACTACATAGGCTTTAGATTGCGCAGGGGCTGTAATGTTTCGGGTTGTAGCGCCGTTACTGGCGGTCCATAAAATTACCGCATTACGCGCTTGATTGTCTGCGCCATTTGTTGTCGTTAACGTGACATCTGCGTCTACCGAAAGTGTGACCGTACCTGCTACAGCATCATCAAGTAAATCAGTAATTGCGGTGTTGACCGTCGTACCCCATGTGCCTGACAAATCGCCAGTTGTTGGCAACGCAAGGCCAAGCAGGGGGGTAAAATTTGTTACTGCCATATATTGTCATCCTTTACACAGTCATTGCCACATTTTGCCAATTAGGCGTTTCGTTGTCATCTATTAACGACCAATAGAATGTACCTACTGTTCCGACTTGCCCCATTGCCACGCATCCGGTAATTGCCACCAAGCGTGTGCCCATAGAAATGGTTCCGACTGTACCAGAGGCGGACACCCCAGACAAGGCAACAACTTTAGACGGGGTATCGGAACCAACAAGCCCTTGCCCAGCCACCCCTGTTAAAGCTACAGAAACGCCACCATGCGTAACTATGCCGACCTCACCAGAGGCCGTGACTCCACTAAGCGTAGCCCCATAAGTTATTACTGGAGAAAGAGTATCAACTGCTCCAGAAGCCTCTACACCACTAAGTGCAACAGTTTGGCTTGGTATCGTAGTTCCCACATTACCTGTGGCTACAACCCCATCTTCAGTTGGCGAAATAGTATCGGTTACTGTACCTATTTCACCAAAACTTGCTACTCCAGTAAGCGCAATACTTCTGTTTGCTACTGATACAGTGCCTACATTTCCAACGGCTTCAACACCACTAATTGCAGTTTCATAGGATATAGCCCCGGTGACAGTGCCAACTGCCCCAGATGCAGGAACCCCCGTGACGGCATCCTGAGAGCCGCCCCAAGTGTTATCTCCCCAACCATCTATGCCCCATCCGGTTGCCATAACCCCGCTCCTTTAAGAAGCCTATTAGGTTGTAGCCAAACGGATCAAAGCATTTGTAGTATTGTTTGTTGGCATCGTCAACGTAAACGTACCCGCAGTAACAGTCTGCGAACCGAACGTATGGATACTCACAGCAGGATATGCGCCGCCAGTACCTTGCGTAGAGTTGTAAATCATCACAGCGTCAAACGCAGTAGCCAAAGTTACTGTTGTGTACGTAATGCTTGCCGATGGAGTCCAGAAAGCCACACCGGCAGTAGCCGATGAATTGGTAGCCGTAGGAGGAGTTGCATTGGTAATCGCCACACCACCTGCGGTATAGCCCGTACCAGAAACTTCGCCTGCCATAGCAGTAGCACCAATTGTGCCGGTGTAGTCAGAAGACGAAGCGTTGAATGTGCCACTTGCCAGCAACAAAGCGCCGTAATACGTGTCTGCGCCAGTACCAGCGCGAACAACACCTACGCCGAAATTATGTGTACCTGTCATGAGCTTGCCCATGAATCCCGTGACCATTGATTGAGTATTTGCCATGATATTTCCTTACGTAAAAGAAGCTGCTTCAGCGGCAAACGTCACCGCTTTTTTTAATTGAACATGGGCAGAACGATGTACCAGTTCGCCATCTAACCAATACTCTACCCACGTAGTGTATTCGTTTTCGTTATCGACATTACCCTCGCGCTTCTCCAGCAAGGATTCGTCCATTTCGCCTTTAGTCGTCGTAATCAATTTGAACTCCTGATAATGGCAGATGTAGCTGTATTTGTAGGTGGTGTAACTATAAAATCAGTAGATGTTTTGTCAGACCCAAAATCTAGTACCGCAATCGACTTATTGCCTTTTGACGCATTGTAAATTAACGCGCCCCGCGCCGTAACAGAAGCATTGAAATCAACGGCATTGAAGCTAACATACGCAGTATACCCAGATGAGTTAATCGTTACACCAGTTAATAAGACTCCACCGGCAGTATAACCACCACCAGTAACTTCACCACTTGTTGTGTAAATCAAAGTATCCTGGTTAAGATCTGCTGTTGCAACATACAGCGCCATATAAAGATTGTCAGTAAGAAGGTTATGCGTTGCTTCGTACAGTTGCTTCTTAAAGCTAGTAGTTTGAGTTTGATTGATTGCCATATCAAGTCACCGGTTGTCGATATTGACCTGAACGGTAAGCGTCCTGGCGCTCCATACCATCGCCCAGACGTTTAGCTAATACCATTGCTTCTTTGTACTTGCCGTCATACAAGTTAATCAAATCAGTCTCGCCCTTCATAAACGTATAAGCTTCAACTAATGACCCGTATAACAGTACAGAATCAAAGTTGTCGCCAAGCCATGAAGTGCCAGCAGTTGTAATTGACTCAGGGTAATAATAGAAGTGTAATTCTGCTGTGTACGCACTATTCGGCGTTGGGCCAAGAATAAACGTCAACTCATTAGTGATCGCACTTCCTACAATAGCCGGACCAAATAACGCATAGTACGCAGGCAGACCTGTATCAGCGGGAGTAGGGTAAGACTCACGGATAAAGTTAACATCCTTGTTCAACAAGAAAGTATATGTCTCCGTAGCCGTCCCGTAGTTCTCAATAATTGCTAACGAGTACACAGCCAGAAAATCGTTAGGCGCCTGTAGGTACTTATTCCCCGACTGCAAACTGCCAACCATATTCTTACGAATAGACGGAAACTGAACCGAGTTGTAAATGCGCTGCTCCGCCTGCTGGATGAACCGATTGATCTGTTCAGCAGTTGTTTCAGTACCGCCGCCAGACAGCGTTATATCCGGGAAATCATTCTCGGTGTACGACTGAATTGACGCAACAAGCTCAGTGTAAGTCATGGTTATGCCATCGGGCCGCGAGCCATTACGCCCTTAGTTGCCGCTCCAGTACCGCGAATCTTAATGCCCGTCTTTTTAACATCATTACGCCCTGGATCGCCCGCGCTTACACGCTGGACACTTTCACGAGGGCCAAGCTGACGCGCATTTAGCATGTTTGGGTCAGTAGGTTTCTTCATCTTCATAGGACCTCCGGTCATTGAATGGGGCTTAGCATACACAGCGGCTTGGCCGACTTCTTTGCCCATAACCTTCTGCGAAAA